ATTATAAATAACTATATGGCAAACCTATCAGATAAACAAGTAAACGATAATTATAGAAAATCAAGAGTTGATTCGCGAAAGAAGCAATGGACTGATTTAGATTTATCTTTAACCATACATCCAATCCGTAAAGATATTGTTCCATTACGCGATGATGTAGCGATAGGTAATGCTCTGAAAAATTTGCTCGTGTCTAATTTTTACGAAAGGCCGTTTGCAGTAACGAAAGGTGCTAACCTTCGTTCGTTATTGTTTGAGCCTGCTGATCACTTTACTAAAATCTCAATGAGAGATAATATAAAGCGAGTGATTAAAAGATTTGAGCCTCGGGTAGATATATTAGGAATAGAGATAATAGACAAAAGAGACGACAATGCATACAAGGTAGTAGTCAACTTTCGTATCAAAGAGAATGATATAGAAGAAAGCATTGATATAGTACTAAGAAGATTAAGGTAGAATTATGGCAACCAATTTAAAAGTAACAGAATTAGATTTCGATGATATTAAAAATAATTTAAAGAACTTCCTCAAACGTCAAAACGAATTTAGTAGTTATGACTTTGAAGGTAGTGGTTTAAATATACTCTTGGACGTTCTCGCATATAATACTCATTATAATGCGCTGAATGCTCATTACAGTTTAAACGAATCCTTTTTGGATTCAGCTCAGATAAGAGGTAATGTTGTTACCCGTGCGAAGTTATTAGGGTATATACCTCGTTCAGATTTATCGCCTCGTGCTATTGTTAATATAACAGTAGACCTAACAGGCAGTGCAGGTGATGGTCATAACTTTGATAATCCATTAGCATTAGCTCGTGGTACTAAGTTAAGAACAGTATTACCTGATGGTGAAGAATACAAATATATTGTATTGAGTAATAATACAGAGAATGATACAGGTGAAAAGTATATCTTTAATAATGTTACTTTAGTTGAAGGTGAGTTAAGAGAACTCAAGTACAGAGTAGATAACGATATTGAGAATCAGAAGTTTCAATTATCCGATGTGAATGCAGATACATCTACATTAAGAGTCAGAGTACAAAGTAATGAGAACAGTAATAGCTTTGACATCTATACTCAATTTGAATCTTTAGATAAAGTTGATTCAGGGTCAAAGGTATTTTATTTACAAGAGAATCCATCAGGGTTCTATGAGATATACTTTGGTGATGGTGTAACGGGACGTAAGCCAACTAATAACGAAGTTGTTACAATTGATTATGTTATCACAAGTGGTGCAGAAAGTAATGGTGCAACAACATTCTCAATGGTTGACTCTATTGCAGGGTTTACTGCAGATGCTCCAGTAACAGTCAGTGCTTCAGTAGGTGGAGTTGAAAAAGAAACAACAGAGAGTATTCGATTCAACGCTCCGCTAACATTTATTACTCAGAACAGAGCAGTTACTTCAGAGGACTATGCATCTATTATTAAAAAGAACTTTGCTAATGTAGATAGTATATCTACTTGGGGTGGTGAAGATAATGATCCCCCAGATTATGGTAAAGTATATGTATCTATTAAACCACTATTGGCTTCATCGCTAACTGCTTCTGAGAAATCAACAATTACAGATACGATATTAAAAGGTAAAAATATTGTTTCAATTGTTCCAGAGATTGTGGATCCAGAGTTTACTAATTTAGAATTAGACGTATTCTTTAAATACAATCCAAACCTTACAGATAGAACATCAGTTGATTTACAATCTGTTGTGAGAGATACTATTACAGATTATAATTTTGATAACTTAAATAAATTTGATGGAGTATTTCGATACTCACAATTAACAAAGGCAATCGATAATGCTGACCAATCAATTATTAACTCAACATTACGTCCAAGAATGCATCAGACATTTATACCAACAGCAAATGCAATTAATTCAAAACTATTAACCTTTGCTGCGCCGTTCTTTTTATCAGGTGAATCATCAAGGTTTATTTTAACATCAACCGCATTTAAAGTTGGTGGCATTGATCACTTCTTTGGTGATATTCCAATATCAGGAAATACTAAACGTCAAGTAATAGTTTATAAAATAGTTGATGGTAATAATATTACTGTAGTACCAAACGCTGGTGAATTAGATCCAGAGAAAGGAACAGTTCTTGTAAATACTTTTACACCTGATGATGCTACAGGAATTACAATTACAGTAGTGCCTAATAGTTTAGATATAGCACCAAAGAGAAATCAATTGTTATCTATAATAAACGATAAGGTTATAATTACTCCACAGGTTGATACAATTGCAGTCGGTGGTTCTTCAGGTTCTATTGATTATACAACAACATCGAGAATTAAATAATGCCATATAAAAAGACATATTCTCCAGGCATTTTAGAAAATAATACTTCTACGCTTCAAGGTACTAAAGAAGATATTCGTTTAGACCAATTACTACCAGAGAATATTGTTAATGATAATGAGAAGCTAAAGAAATTCTTAGAAGCTTATTATACATTTATGAATATGGACGAATTCATATTCACAGAGAATGAAACATTTTCAGACAGAGTTACTGAGGGTTCTATTAGAGTTAGAGTAGCAGACCCTAAGAATGAGAATAACAAATTCTTTAATGATCCTACAGGTACTGATAGTGTACTAACCGTTTTAAATAGTGTTACTAATCAAATAGATACTATTCCACTATCCGCATTAAATGTAGAGATTACTAATGGTAACGAATTACCAGGTTCATTAGCAGGTACAACAAACCAAACAGGTAAAACATTAACTATAAAAAATCTACCAGTAAATGGTATATCACTTTCTGATACAACTACTCAAGATGCTGAAGGCAATAGTATAGCTGAAACTCCAAAGTATGAAGGTCAGATAGCTACATTAGTAACTCCAGTTACTAACTGGGTAGGACCAGGACCATCTTATGTTATGAATACTATTGAAGAAGCAATGGATATTGATAACAATGGTTTAAATTATTTGGAACTAATGCAAAAAGAAATAGCAGCTACAGTTCCAAGGTCTATAAATGTTAACAAAAGAAATCTTTATAAACAAATTATAGACTTTTATAAACTTAGAGGATCTAGAGAATCTATTGAAATATTTTTTAGATTATTATTTAATGATAGTGCTGAAGTTGAATTTCCATATGACTATACATTAATACCATCATCTGGTGCATGGGATATTAATTCTGCTTTACCTAAAGGTGGACAATATTTAGATAACAAAGGTTTCTTATCAGATAATATTAAACTACATGATAGCCATAGGTATCAAAAGTTTAGTTATTTAATTAAGTCAGGTGTTAATGTTTCTGATTGGGAACATGCATTTGATAGATTAGTACATCCATCTGGATTTGTATACTTCTCTGAGATTTTAATATTCTTAGAGTTAATACAATCGGCTATTGTTAATTTATTTAGTAGGATGCCTGATAACCAACCAGGTGCTATTGGTCCAGAGGATATACCTCTAGTGATAGAAGCGTTTGCTTCTCAATACTTACCTAATGTAGAAGCTAAGATACATCGTAATGCTCAGATATCTTTAACACTAAATAATTCTGGAGCTGTATCTGCAGTAGAAATATTAAATCCAGGTTATGGTTATGGGTCAGCCCCTGCTATTACTTTTAATGGAGTGGCTAAGACAGGTCAGACAACTTCAAATCCAAACATCAGTATAACAATTGATAGCAAAGGTAGATTAAACACAGATGGTATTACTATTAATAGCGCGGGAAGTAATTGGGCTCAGCTGTTCGCTTCAGTAGCAAGTAATACAAATGCTGGTAAGATATCAACATTAGAAATGTTAGGTAGAGCAGATAAAACATATTCATCTGCACCTACTATTGTAATAGATGCACCAACATCAAAAGATTCAAATGGTGATCTATTAACAACTAATGTTCAAGCAACTGGTACATTCACTTTAGATTCTGAAGGCGAAATATCTGCAGTTAATATAACTAATGTAGGACATGGGTATATTAGAGATCCTGAGTTAAGAATCAATAGTTCATCAATGAATGAGAATAGAGTTAAAGAAACTCCTGAAACTATATTACTTCAATTAAATCATGCAGAACAAAAACCATATTCTGGTAAACAAACAAATCCAACAGGACCAGGTTCTGTTAGAGCAAGAACATTATTTAATGG